ATTGCTCAACCTCATTTCCAGATATATATTCATATAAAGCGGTACCTATATCTATTCCAGCTATTGCAACTGCAAATGATACTGTAAGTGGTACACTCTTTGTTATAGCAAGTACACCAAGTAATCCACCTATTGCAGTTATAAGTTTAGTCTTTTCATCTGTATTATTTTCAAAGCCTGTTATTGTATTACCAATAGCTGTGATGATATTTGAGCAAAGTGTTTTAACTTTACTAAGTAAATCAGTAACTTGTATTCCTTCTAAGAAATCACCGAGCTTCTCACCTATAAGTTCAAAGTCTGTATTCTCTAGTAAAGCAATACCTGCATCAAGTATTCCGCCTATCCAATTATGTACTGTTTCTCCCCACATACCAAAGTCTGCGTCTGTGAAGAATGATGTTATGCCTGTTCCTATTGAAGTACCTAAATTCTTCCAATCAAATGTAGTTGCAAAGGTATTAGCTGTAGTAAAAGCTGTATTAAGAGCTTCTGCAAGTGTAGTTCCTATGGAGCTAAATAAATCAGTATTGATAAAGCCATTAAAGAATGTAGCTAGACCTTTCGCAAAGTTAGTACACTTTGATTTTATCTCATCCCAATTTATATTATTAAGTACATCTGTAAGCTTCTTACTTAATTCAGCTCCAACTTCTGTGAAGTCCCAATCTTCTAATGCGTCTTTGATTAAGTCGTACCATTTACTTGCTGTTACATCTACTTTTTCCCAATTCCAAGCATCAGCACTAGAGGAGCCACCTCCTCCGCCTCCACCACCAGAGCTATCGTCTGTATCTATAACTAACAAATCATCATACTCTGCCAACTCTTCATTAGCTTCTGCGGCGGCACTTCCAGTACCCCCTATCGCACTTGCTACACTTTCATTTCCTTTCTTTGCTTTATAGTAATACCCTTGTCCCGTAAGCAAAGCAAAGAAGTTAGCTAAAGCATTCATGGCAGAAGTAAGATAGTTTATAAGAGTAGTAAGAGCTGGAACTACATAACTAAATATAGGTTGAAATGCACTAACAAGACTAGCTTTAAATCCACTCCAACTATTCTTTAATCCATCTACATCTGCTCTTACATCTTCAAACTCTTTTGCCATTTCAGTAAGTCCAGTTTTAATAACTTGTCTTACCTTTCTATACAGCAAGAATATACTTCTAATACCAAATCCATATTTAAGTACACTTGTAAGCATACTCTTCCAAGACTTATTATGTAATAAGCTTGTACTATGAGAAGAAGTACCTAATCTACTTAATGCGTGTGTAGTTGTACTCACTGCTCTTGATATAGTAGTACCAAAAGATTTAAAGGTAGAAACTAAATTCTTAGCAGAGGTATCACTATTATTTATCTTTTGACTTAATAATGCTCCTTGATTTACAGCATATGCAAGTTGCTGGCTAAGTCTTGAATACTCGGCTGTATTAGCACCTGACATAAAAGCTCCGCCACTCTGCTGTAATAGTGTCATTTGATTTTTTGCAGATTGTAGTGATTGCTCATACACCTGTACTTTTTTAGCTTGATTATCCCAAGCAGAGTTTTTTTCAAACTGCTGTCCAGTCTGCTCTAATTGTATTTGAGTGTTTATTGCTTTTCGTAATTCTGTTTCATATCTAGTTACTTGCCGTTGTGCGGCATTAAACATCTGTCCTGAGTTAACGCCTGCATTTTGAAAATGCCCTAGTGTCACACGAGCATTTTGCAACTTTTTGGATATATCATTTATTCTATCTGTAATTGCAACATATTGAGTTGTTTGTAATCTTGTTTGTCCAATTTTATCTAATTCACGCTTGGCAACATCTGCATTTCGCTGTAATTTATTTATTGTGTCCTGTAATGCTGTGTATCTCTCTGTAGGTACTCTAGTATTCTCTAAAGCTTTCATTTTACTAACAAGACTTTGTACATTGTTAGATACTTTAGTAAGGGAATTTCCCATTGATTGTGTTGAAGCACTAGAGGACTTAAAGGCTTTGTTAGCCATTTTATTAAACAGATTTATGGCACTTTGAGCATCTGTTATATCTACATTCATTTTTAAGGTAATATCATCTGCCATTTATATAGTCCTCCTTTCTATTCTTTATTCCATATATCTTTTAACCAAGCATTTGCTTCTTGTTGTTCTATAGTATCTCTATTCCAAACAAAGTATTCTGGGTTTTTCATTCTAAACTCTTTTTCGTGTTTCTCTAGTTTCTTACCTTCCATCATCTTACTTCTTATATTTACTACACTAGATAATACACCTTCTCCAATTGATATGTAATGTCCCATAAATGTCCACCAGTGCATATATTCTACTTCTCTTACTTCAAAACCTGCTACTTTATTTATTGCACTTGCTATAAGTTGAGCATCTTGTTCCCAATCTACTAATTTATATGGAGTATGATGTTCACTAGGTTTTTGTCCACAGTTAAAGAAGTTATACATTTTAGTTACAGCTTCTTCCCATTCTTCACTTGTTTTGAAATAATTAAATGCGTTATCTAATGAAAAACCGTCGTAGAAAATCACTACGGCGGTTATCAATCTTTCCTTTTTTGGTATGTCTGGGTCTTGAAGAACATCAAAACAATCTAGCACCATTCTATAATCTCCATCGTCCCTAATACCAAACTCTTTGTCTGCTATTGTGAGAGTTGTTGGAATTTCAAGCATTACTTTGTCCTTTTTCTCTTATGGTCACGATTTACATATTTTTCTACTTTCTTCTGCATCTTAGTTATCATCTTGTTGGTTTCTTCTGTAATAGTGTCCGCATACAATGGCATAAGCGTATCTATGATAACTGCATATCTATACTCTCCGTCTTGCAAGTCAAACATTGAACCTTCGTCTGCACATACAGAGCAAACATCATAATCAAACAGAAAGTTAACCGCCTCTCTAATGCCAGCATCTAGCTGTTTAAACTTAGTTGAGAATTGAGCAAGTGCCTCATCACTTGGCATATCATCACTTGTTTTCTCTTCTATGTCATCACTTGTTTTCTTTTCTGGTTCATCAAAGAGTTTCGTATAATCAGTTTCCAATTCATTTATCATAGCTATAGCATCACTTGTTCTTGCTATGATACCCATATCGTTTGGGTTAAGTTTTAATATTTTAGACTTATCTCCATTTATAGTATACTCTCTTTTACTAGAAATGTTAAGCTCAATATTATTAGTTGTTGTCTTTGACATTCTTTTTATCCTCCCAAATAAAAATCATATTAACCAACTGATTCCAGTGTGAATACAAAATCATCACTAAGCTTATCAACAGTACCAATTCCAGGATGACCAAGACTCTTACCGTTACCGTCTGTGCAATCATTTGAGAAATTAACTGTGATAGGCATATTTACATAAGACTCACCACCGAGTGCTGTAGGATAAATTGTGCAACCCTCATGCTTCTCACACTCATAAGCTCCTGCTGTTCCTCTATAAGCAGTGATAACATAGATAGTAAACTGATTATATTCACTAACTTTGTTTCTGCGTCTAAGGTCATCAAGGAAAGGTCCAAGTGTTGAACCACCGAGAATTGTGTATGGGTCAAGTGTCTGCTCTGGTTGTGTCTTATTTACATCTGTGTAGGTAATACCTCTAATATCAGTTTCAGTTTCTACATCTGCATTATACTCAATAGAGGAGTCTGGTGTTCTTGTACCAAGAATTTCTCTAATCGTAGAAGTGCCTTCTGTCCACTCTGCAACTGTAATAAGAAGTTTACGCTCTGCTCTTTGCTTTGATTTAAGATTGAACTGTGCCATGGCTTCTATCTCCTTTACTTATTATAGATTACTTTGTGTGTGTCTAAATACTCAATAACTATCGAGATACTATACATAGCAAGTGCTGGTTGTATCTCTGTATTTATACCATCAAATCTCGGAATATCTGTAGTTGTATCTATTTTATCTATGATACAATCTTCTCCGAAATCTGGATAGTTATTTAACTCATCTTGCTCAACTACCCAATCGAGAAGTTTTTGTACATCATCTAGCTCCTCTACATTTTCATTTGGATAGCCGTCTGCTTTGACTATTTCCATATCCGATATTGACTTGAAAGTAATGAGATTAAATGTATATCTCTTTGGTATACTTCCATCAATATACGGTCTTGATAAAGTTTTATCTTCTGCGGTTGTAAGTATTTGTATAGTGTTATCTTTAGCATCAATAAGATTGAAATACAAAGGACTATCTTCTATATCTTCACACTGTAGTAAGTATTCTATTACAGCTTTATTCTTATCTACACTCATAGTCCTCTCCTCTTACACTCTGTTTTAAGATATGCAGTTATCTTTCTATTGGTATCTGCTTTAATTCCACTACTACCCATTGTCCACTGACTAGCTGTATAGAATTTATCCCAATGATGAGAAGTATTAGGTGTAGTATAACCAAATGTCCAACCGTCTTTAAATCCGGGAGTTCCTAATATTCTAGCTGTAGGATATTTCTGTGTACCCTTTTTAGTTTTCCAACCTACAATAGTATGACTTGTATCATATATTGGAATATTAGGAGCATATACAATACCCATATATTGATAATGTGCATAAGGTGTAAACCAATGTATTCCATCTCTGTCTGCGTACATAGAGCGTCTTAACTCTCCACTTTTCATAGGGACAAATTGATTAAGAGCATCACCTATTATGTAGTTTATATTAGTCAATACTGTACTATCGTTACCTAACATATTAAGTAACTCATCAGTTTTTCTTGAATATCCAGCTCCTATAAAATCTAAACTTAGATAACTCATGACTAAATACCTTTCGCTACATAATGCTCTTGTCCTCTGCCGCCACCTGTGTTATTAGCACACTCATCTATACTCATACAACCTTGTAACTCTTTATACTTTGCTATTAAATCTGTAGAGCGTTTTCCTGATTGATACTCATTTATTTCATCATCTACTTCACCTTTTATGATAATATCACCTTTGCCCAAAGTAAAGAAATTTTCCATTTCATCATTTGGTTTTTGTAACCATTCATACTTTTCTAAAAATCTATCATCTTTTCTAATACGACATACAATACTGTTTGTTTCCAATACAGTTTGACCTATCATAACTTTTTCATGAATATATTTCCAAAAAGCACCAGTGATTACAGTTTTATACCATCTAACTACTTTAGTCTGTGGGTCAACAAACTTATTATATACTGTTATTGTAGTATTCCACCATGTAGGATAATTATTCATCTGGATATACTCCTCTATATGTAAGTCGTTTACCTTTACTATTTCTTACACCTTGCAAATATCTAAATACTGTATTCATAAAAGGATTATTCTTATCATGATTTAATAGTCTATCTAGTAAATCCGAAGCATCTGCTGAGTTATAGCTAACTGATACACCATCATTTGATTGTGATTTGATATACTCTGGTGAAGTAGCATTCTCATCACCATCATTACCAGACTTTCCAAGAGAAAGAGCTTCATACTCTAATTGTAGTAAGTGTATAATTCTATACATACATCTTTCTAGCTCATCAGGATATTTCTCTTCTCCTTTAAGTCTGTTGAAAGTATACCAATTAACTATTGTTTCAGCTTCATACTCCAA